CAAGGAGCTCATTGGATGTGTAGGTGATTCCTGCGAGCTTTTTGGGAATAAGCTCCATCTGCCCGAAAGTCGGCTTTGTTGCGTCTTTCGCAGCTTTCTCCGCCGTCCAAGTTGCCTGGACTCCGCCATAAACCGTTGAGGCGTGGGAGACATCATTGACAAAGGGAATTTTGACGGAATCTGTAGCAATGGAAGGGATTATTGTCGCGCCGTTCGGCCTTACGATGGCCGTTTCAAGAGCAATCTCCTGAAGGTCGGCGCGGTAAACCTCCGGCACGAGAAACCCGCCCTGGGAGTCTTCTGACTCGACCATGTGGCCGGCAGTCTTCGCAATGGACACAATATCGCCGGCCGACTTGGCTATCCTTCCGTCATGGGTGACATAAGAAAGCCGCTCGTCGAGGCCGCGCCCTTGGCGGTAGCGCCGCACGGAAACAAGGAACTCCCCGAACGTCTTGAACTTGTTCGCCTCTTTCTTGGCTTCCTCGAGGGCTTTGTCTTCGGCGGGGTTAATCTTTGAAAGCGAATCCTTCAGTTGCTCTTTGAGGATGTTCTTGGCATAGTCGCCGAGAGAACACTTCACTTCCTCCATGAGACCAGTCAGCTTCTTTTCGACCGATTCCGCGGCCTTCTGTTCGACAAGTGCCTGGAGTTCGCTTTCTTTCATCGTGACTTTTTGTGGTTCTCCACTCATTTTTTTCTCCGCTTACCGCTGACTTTTGAATTTCAGGAGAAAATGAGTCTCTTAGCACCTAATGCCTCCACAGGTCACGATCTCCACCGACTGACGACTCGGTCGCCGTCTCCGTCGGCTAATCTATCCTGCTGGCATCCCCGGAAAAGATTTCTCTTTCCCGAAGCCAGCGGGCTCAAAAGAAGGCGTCTTGAATCAGATGCCCTCTCTTGAACATCTAATACTCGGGGGCCTGCATAAACCTTTCTTTCAATTCATCCTCAATGAGATGCCTATTGAATACAAGTTCAAAATGGCATAAGCATCTTGAGCAATCGAAGGATTTCTTCCTTGTCGTCTCGTCGACTTCGATGTTCGCCTGCTTTCCACATCTCGGACATTCAATCAAGGTCTTCATAAAACCTTCCCTTGAAGCTTGGCAATGCCCAACCTGATTCCTTCTGATATTGCACTCTTCAGCTTTTCGGCATTAAGGGCTTTTTCCACCACCTCGTCTATCTTCTTCTCGATATGGTCAAGGTCAGGCCCGCCGTCTTTCTCAAACTCTATCTCCAAAGATTGCCTCTTTGGTTCTTCTTCGCTTCCGCCTTCGTCAAGTTCCAAGACATTATTGAGCGCTTCGATTGCCGCCCTGACCGTCTGCCGCTCCTTGTTCCCCAAAACCTTCTCGCTTTTCAGGGATTCGATTTGCTTTTTTAGTTCTGCGAAGGCTTTTTTCCATTCCTCAGTGTCTCCGAGTTTGAAGACGGTTTCGAGTTTGTCGGAAGGAGATTCAATCTCAATTGTTTTATCTTTTGTAAAATCAAACGATTTGACCTTTGCCCAAAATGCCTTAGCATTCGTTTTGTTTTCTTTAATTTCGTTTATCAACTCACGCTGGCTAATGATTTTTTCAAGGCTCAAAAGGATTGCCTTGCCGATTCCGATTTCTTCTTCTGAGGCAATGATGAAGGCAAAATCTACAAGTTCTTTCATGTGAGCACCGCTAAAGCCTTCTGTCTGCTCTAATATCTTTGGCATTATCTCCGAAAGCTCTGAATCTATTCCCTCGATCCAGAGTTCAATCATCTTTTGTCTTTCTACCTTGCCTGGTAATTCGTATTTGATGATGTCGTGGAATCTGCCTGGTCTATCGAGCAAAGCCTCTGGAAGTTTCTCTGGGAAATTGGATGTCATAAAGGTTAGGATTCCTTTGTTCTGTCTTATGCCGTCCATCTCTGTTTTGATGAGGTCTGTCATGACTGTGTCGCCGTAATAATCGCTTAGCCAGGTATCGACATCCTCGATGAAAAGCACAGTCGGGGCTAAATCCCTTGCCATTTCAAAGGCCAAGACTAAAGCATTGAGTGGGCCGATTATTCTAAAATCACGACTTGAAACCCAGATGAATGTCGAATTAAGGTCATTCATCATGACTCTGCCAGTCTTTGTCTTACCCGTGCCTGGCTGGCCTATAAGCAGAAAGCCTCGACTTGCCATTTTTTCCTTTTCTTTATCCATAAAGTTTGATATGGAATGAAGGGTTTTTTTCTGGCTTTCATTCAAAATCAAATTATCCCAATCATCATCTGTCTTTTGCAAGAATTCACCAGATAGGGAGAACTTCTCATTTTTCAGAAAGTTATTATCCGTAGCCCACTTATGGATTCTCCCCATGAGTTCCTTATTCCAAACCTTATTTTTGAGTGAAGTGACGAGAGATATTCTCTCTCCTCCCCAGTCTGGGCAGAATGTGGCCACAAGAGGCACGCCTTTTGCATCATAGAACTGCATTCCCATAAGAAGGAAATCGTCATAGGATTTTGAATCGAGCTGGATAACTTCATACATTGGCGGAATTTCATCGTCTCCGTATTCAAAATGCCTTGTATCCATGAGTTTGAATTCGCTCAAAATGCTTTTCATGCCAGAAAGGTAAGTGCCGATGAGTGGGCAGGGAATGCTGAAATTGTTTTGAAATATCTGCTTAACTTTGCATTCAAGAAACTTTTCAAAGAGCATGTAATTAAATCTTAGCGGTTTCGGCGAATCAATTTGTGCAGGGTCGAATAATTTCGCAAATTTAGGATTCCAGAATTCCTTGACTGACTTGTGTTCCTGAACCCATGCCTGGGCTTCAGCCATTGTGAATTTATCCACATCAAAAAGATAGGTGATGATGACCTTGCATTCTCCACAATAGAGAGCTTTAATTCCCTTCTCTGCCGAGATGGTTATTGTTCGGATTCTGTGGCCGTCATGTCCTTCGCTTACAGGAATTCTTATGTAGTTCTCAGTCGTCTCAGGCTTTGTCTCAATTTCCACTTCAATCTCTTTGTCTTCCTTTGATGAAACATTCCCTTCTTGGTCTATGATTGCTCCACAATTTGGACATTTAACCCATCCCATAGAAACTTCAGGTTCTTTTGAATAATCAAACTTCTTTCCACATTTTCCGCAAGCAACCTCTTGAATTTCAATCTCAATCTCCCTATCATCCTTCACTACCTCAATCTCAAGGTCTTTGATTAACCGCTTTGATTGAATCTTCAAAAGATTCTTTCCAACCGCCAAATTGAGAGCATATTGATTCGAAGGCACTGGGACATCGCTGTGTTCAAGCAGTATCCACGAGGAGTAAATATTCTTCGCCTTTCCGCTTTCGTCTTTTGATACTGCATAATCCTTGAGAAGCAATTCCTGCAGTTGCTCAAATTTTTCCCTGTCTTCTGGAGTGGCGCTTTCCAAAGGAATGAATCCAACCGAGCTTGCCCTCAGATGCTTGTCCTTTACGCAATTGTAAACATCATCAGCGAATTGATGACGAGCATAAAAAGTTTTCGCAAGAAGTCCTTCCTTCACTTTTTTTATCCATCTGTCCGAACCTATCGGCAAGCCAGTATAATCATGGGCGTAAAGGCTGACTGGATTATCCTGGAAATCTTCGAGTATCGCACCAGAAGGGATTAAAATTTCATTATCCCTATCCAGCCGAGGAGTCGTGATAAGGCGCACAGCTGCCCTTTCGCCTTCGCTTATCTCAATATCTTCCGGGTCGATGGTTATCCCTTTGCGAATGAATTCAATGTCCTCGTATCTTTTATGATATTTCTGGGATATTTTATGAGCAGATTCAACAAACTTGGAGGCCGCCGTCGTTTTTAATTCTTTTAATGCGATAAGTCCTTTTTCTTTGTTTCCGTAAATAATGTCTTTGAGTTTATATCTATCCGTGCGAAGTTCCATTGTTAATACTCCTTTAATTCTTCTTTATTTCCTCCGATTAATTCTTTTGCTGATATGAGAAAAAATTGGAGTCCACAAAGTAGATAAATTATCCACATAGGTTTCTTTGAAGTTTTGACTATCAAATTAGCCACGACTTTATTCGTAAAAATTTTATCTGCCTTTTTGAAATTATCACAGTTGAATTTAATTTTAGCTTTGATGGGCACAGTAATTTCCATGCCTTATCTCCTTAAAAAAGATTTTTTCACAGGCAATTTTATCCAGAAGCCGTTGATGAAGGCGGCCTGTTTTTCCTCGAAGATTGCACCGCATGTGCATCTACATGCAGGATGCAGAGGAGGTGTCAATCCTTCTCCCTCCACATCATAATCAGACTCAAAGAAATCTCCGTCTATGCCGATAACCTCTCCATCAAGAGCCTCGCATTCCTCGCAGGTATTATCATCGAGATAAGTAATCCAGATTTTCTTCTCCACAACCCCCGACTGCCGATATGCCTCAAGTGCTCCCTGATTAGAAGCCCTCAATGTCTCAGACCTGGCTATCATCTGAGAACGGTAGCGGGACCAGTTGTCATAAGTTTCATTGATCCGCCTTGCCAGTTTGGGAACTCCCTCGCCGGCTTTTATGCCTTCAAGCAATTGCTCTCTCAGTTTTCCGATATTCACCTTCTCAAGATTCTCTGAGAACTTGGGGATGTATTTCTTTATCCACGCCTCGACCTCTTCACTGCTCATATTGAAAAAGATATCCATGCCGAGCCTTTCGAGTTCCTCTTGGCCTCGCTCGCCAAGAATCTGAATGTAGATTGCAGTCGTCGAATCTGCCAACCGTCTACTCATCTCACCGAATGGATAAAGGACTGAGTCAACCAAATCTTCTTCGCCGCCTTTCATAATCCAGGACTTTTTCACCTTCTTTAAATTCGCAAGAAGTATCTTCCGCTCCTCAGCCCAGACACCTTCTACGGCCTGTCTGAATCTTTTCTCATATCCAGTCAATGCCTTGAAGATGGAGTCGAATATCTGCTTATGAGTCAAAGAGCCAAGATTTAGTGCGGACTTAACCTCCTCGGCTATGGATGACTTGATATACTTTACGACTTCCTCATGGCAGTAGTCGTATATGCAATCCGACGCGACGGATGAGGCAATGGAGTCGATAATCTGCTCGGTCATGCTCATCTCAATAACCTTTCCCTTATAATTTCCTTCGCTCTCTTCGCTATTCTCTCAGCCTGTCCTGCCTCCCCTCCATCGCTAACCGGCATAACCATTGCAGGAAACCAGGCTGAATCTCCCCAGGCGACGGGTTCTTTGCCCTCCTCCGCTCTTACTTCGTTCCGCTTCGTTATATTCTCCCTCACATATTCGACATTCTTCCGCATGGCGAATTCCTTATCTTCCGGCACTGGATCGTCAAAGGCGACGAAAAGTTTTTCATCATAGCGTGATATAATCCGCTCGTTCATCTTCTCCTGAATCCGCTGGCAGCGCGGGTTTATTCCGAATTTCGCGTGAAGATAAATCGCTGCGTCCGCCACCGCCCTGTTCGACGACTCCGAGATGAACATGCCTTCAGGAATGTCAAGTGCAGCCATAATGACTGTGCGATTGAGTTTTTGCCCCTCGATAAAGCTTATCTCCTCCGGCGTCATTGAGTCCTTCGTATGTTTCAATCCTTTTGGAAGGTAAAGAGTTTTCCCAGCCTTCTTGACCCCCGAATGCTCTTGCCTTAGCTTTTGCTTTATTCTCTCTCTCTCAGTTTCGCCTATGGTTTCCGTCTCCTCGACGACTCCCCCCACCCGAGCCCTGTTTTCAAGGATGGCCTGCTCAAATTCATTCATCTGAGATTGGATATAAACCTCCTCGGCTATGCCCCTGACGATTGAGAAGCCGGTGAAGGTGTTGTGTGGGTTCGGATATGCGAACATGACGACATCATCAACTGGCAGATTTGCCGTTGTATTGCCCCTGATATATTCATAGGATTCAATCGCCTTGTCTAAAGTCTTCCCAAACTTAGGGTTTATGAACTGCGAGGGGATTATCCAAATTTGCTGAGGAACAGAAGCCTCGCCCATCTTGACCGACGGCAGATACCAGTAGCATTCGCCGGTGAGGTCCAGGAACATCGTGGTCAACTCCCAGAGGTCGAAGCGGTTGTTGTAGGGATTGACGTTTTTCAAGATATCCATAAATGGATGCTCGATGACCTCCTCCACTTCCGCCGCTTTGGACAACCACGGCTCAAGGCCAGCATTCGACTGAAGCCATTTCAGCCGCGGCTTGTCTATCGCCTTTGTCCTAATTGTCGAATAACTTTTGCCTTTCGATTCCTTCGCCACATAGAGCCTGAGCGGAACGGAGGCGACGCCCTGGCCATTGAACTTCGAGCAGATATAGAACCAACTCTTGAAGTATTGGACGAACTGCTCTTTGGACACAGGCTTCTTTCCCTGGGCGACTCCCTCGCCCCAGGCTGAACCCCACCCTCCCCATGCCGTGTCGTCCATCAGTGACGGCCTTGCCCCTGATGTAGAGAACGCGCTTTCTATGCCTTTATGATAGAGGCCGATTGTCTTGCCCAGGCCGTAGACAATCTTTTCGATGATGTTCATCAAATCAATCCTATATTTAACATCCTGTTTATTATGGTAATATCAAACCAAGGTTCATCCTTTTTAGGAAATCTAATCCTGAAAGGGATTTTTTCTCTTATGGGATTTCTATTCAAAAAAAGTGGAAAAGTTTGTTTTCCATCCACATCCAGCAATGAAATTAATAATAATTTTCCACTTTTAAATTTCTTACCATAACAAAATTCAAGCTTGATACTCCACATCCAATTATTGACTGTTATATCAAACCAGGGTTCTCCTTGTTTTGGAAGTCTGATTCTGAATTTAATTGGACGCCCCGTAATTTTTTTCAATGAACTGAAAATTATTTTCTTATTCATCTTCTCCTCATATCCATTCAATCGCACTCGCCATGCTTCCGCTGAAGTCAAGGCCAAGCACAAGATAACCCAAGGTGTCCATGCAATGGTCGTCCTCTTTGACTGGCTTCTCTTTGGCCTTGTCGTATCTGTAAAGGCTGAACTCGTCTATGGTATGGATGCAGGATTTGAAGACCTTGAGCCTTATCGAGCGATTCTCGTCTGTTGATGGTCTTATCCTTGCGTTTATCCGTTGAATTCTCATGTCGACATCGTTGTTGCCCGGCTTGACATCGAATCCCATGTCAATCATCTCTTTCGTCTCCTGCAAGCCGGAAGGGTCGGCGAAATAAGAAATGTCCGGATTGAGATATTCGGCGTGCTGTTTCAAAAGACAACGGTCGGCATAATGTTCTTTGTAGATATAAAGCACATCGTCAGGATTCAATGCACCTTCCAAGGCCACGAATGGGTTGTTGTATCCCCAGTCTATGCCTCCTGCCTTTTTCCAGTCGACGGGAATGGCGAAATCGTCACAGATGTTATAAGAATTGAAATCCGCATAAATGAGTCCTTCAGCTTTGCCGAATATACCTTCATATCTGAGCTGAAACTGCATCGGGGTCAGCATTCGCCTTGCCCTCTCATATTCCTGCTTTGGAAAATAAGGACTATCGACTGAGCGAAACTGAATAAAATCAATATCCCCATCCTCTCCCCTCAGTCTTCGCTCTTTGTCCTTCTCCAGCTCGCGGTGAATCCAGTTCAGACTGATGGGGGTGAATGTGCAGAGAATCCTTCCCTGCGTCCTCGAAACTCTGCCCTGCATCATCAGCCAGATATTCGCCTTCATCAGGCTGGCCTCGTCCGCCCAGATAGCCTTGGCTGTGATGCCCTCGATGGATTCCGGCTTGTCTGCAGATCGCAGGAAAAAGCATCTGCCGTCTATTGTCCTGAATGCCGATTCCGCTTTGTTTAATTCTCCCCACCTCGGAGGGACAAGTTCCATGAATTTCTGTTGCGTCGACTGGTTAAGCATCTTGTATGTCGGGCTTATGATGAGATAGTCCCCGGGGCCCTGCTCCTGCGATTCGTTCATTATCCAGAGCGAGCCGAAGGTGGTCTTGCCGGACTGGACGCCAGCGCAGAAATAGACAAACCGCTTCTTCGACATCCATGCCTTCGACTGGAAAGGATGGAGTCTTATCTCATTTTGCTGGACCAACTGGGTCTGCACCTTCCGGACCTCCGTCTTTCGTCACGATTACCCTCAAAGGATGGAATTCATCGCCTTGGTGGACTGTCTTTTTCGGCATCTCAAAAATAAACCCTAAGCTCTGCATCTTCTCGATGTAATCCATTTCTATGTCCCAAGCAAGTTTAGTATCGCCCTTCTCTCTTGCCAACCGTTGATATTCCTCTTTCTTTTTTTTCAAGGAAACGGCAAGAATTTTCACGTCTATCTCTTCAATTTCCCATGCGGATTTCTTAAGGACTTCCCTTTTCATCCGGCTGATATGGGTGTCTGATACACCGATAAGGTTGGCTATCGTCCTGTTGGATATATGGCTTTGCTCTTCAAGATAATATTTGACGATCAGCCTTCGTTGATGGGTAGTAAGTTGCGAAGGTTTAACTTTCTTGTCTTCAATGGCTTTTATCAGGTTTTCTATTTTCATTTTTAACTCAAATTGCCAATCTCTTCATCAATCGAATCCTTCTCCAGTTCCATAATGACGACCATGACATTCTTCTTTGGTTGCTGAAGTTCGTTTAGATTATTCAAAACTTCGTTCATCTTATCCGAGTCAAACTCCAGGATTATCCTTGTTGCCTTCGTTCCGCAGACAAGGCTCTTGGTTTTAATCTCAAGAATCTTTGCCTCGAATCCAATTTTTCTCATTTCTCAAGATGCCTTATGATGTCCTTCCCCATCTCATCAATCTTTTCAAAAAGGTCTTTATGGTCTTTGCGATTATCTTCTCGGCTTTCTTTGAATTGAGTGGATATGTTTCCTATGTTAACCTCACAGCCTTTGATTCTGCCCTCATGGTCAAAGCATAAAGATTTTTTGCTCAAGGTCTCTGGATTGCTCGAAGCAGGGAGGTCCGGTTTCTTGCCATTTTTCATTTTGATAATGAAGACAAAAACTACAATCAGGATGACAACGACTCCAGATATGACCGGCCCCAGTGTCCCCCAAGGTATCTTGTCCATTCATACTTCCCTAAATCACCTTTGCAATTTCCTCAATCAATTCGCAGAATTTCTTGAATGAATCTGGCTCCTGGATGATTTTCTCCTCGACGAGTGCTTTGAGAATTTTGTATGCTTCCTCGGTTTTGTTTAGGCATGGATAATAAGACCGCACGGTCCAAGGACTAATATAGCAACGATGAGGATCGCCAGAACTTACCCATACATTACAATAAGGACAGAAATATCTGTATCTGCCACAAGTCAATTCATGTGTTTCATATCCAGTTTGAAATTGATTCCAATAATTTTCTGATGGCATTATTCCTCCAAACTCGCATTGAAATTCTTGTTATGATAAACTGCTCGCTTTGCAAACCAGAAGCCTGACATGGCGACGATGAATCCCAAACCTTCAACCAACGGGAATTCCTGAATGGCTATCTTGACGAAACAAAAGAGAATACCGAGGATCATGCCGATTTTATAGGCTTCCTCCGAGCGGAAAGGCTTTCTCTTTTTGGTGACTTGTTTGATGATTTGATATTCTGGTTTGCTCATGGAATTAAATCAAAATGATAAATATCGTTGAGTTCCTTAATGTCGCCTCCCCAATGACAATCTGAAGAAAGGCTTTTCCAGAATTCGCTAAGAAATTTATATTTTTCAGATTGCCATATAGCAATGTCATCCTCAATAATTACGATATCAACAGCCAGCCAAAATTGATGTTTCGATTTTTTGAAAATCCCGTCGCATAGGCTTTTTTTCTCATTAAAAAGTTTTTTCTGCTCTTCGGCATCACGGTAAAATGTTGTGATAATGAAACGGATATGGTTATCAATCGCAAAATTGATAAGATAGGCCAGATTGCGAAGGAAGATTATTCTTGCCTCGGTTATGCTTCGAGCCATTAATTAGAAAACTACAGCAAAATGAAAATCTGTCAACCTATTTTTGAATATTTTCTGAAAAAGGCGGGCTAAGTTATTGAATTATTTATGATTTTGAGAAACGCTCTTTTCACATGGGTTTCTTTTGGGGTATGGCTCGCTCCATTATTTTGGGTTTCTTAATGAATTTGGCTCGCTCTTTTATCGTGGGTTTCTCAAAAGACTTGGCTCGCTCATCCCTCCTGGGTTTCTCTTAGCCAGTGGCTCGCTCACAGTGCTTGGGTTTCTCGCTACTATTGGCTCGCTCCAACTCGATGGATTTCTTAGCCTCAATGGCTCGCTCAATGCTGATGGTTTTCTTATTTTGTATGGCTCGCTCCAGCTCGATGGATTTCTTATTCATTCTGGCTTTATTCAATAAAATCCTCTGGACTTAAATAATTCTCATGGCCTTGAATCGCATGAGCATAAGGTTTGGTTATTTCTAAATTTTCAGCCTCACGCCATTTAAGCCATAGATGACTAAGAAATAATTTTATCATCTTTCTCATCGCCATCATATCCACATGACCGAGTCCAAAAAATTCATCATTCTCAATATGTTTGCCTTTTTGTTTTGGAAGTTCGGCTGAAGGGATAATCTTTTTCCCTTCATCTTTTACTCGCTGGCCAATTATTTTTTTCTGTTCAAGATAGAAATTATAATAAGCTCCTTTTGCTCTGATTAAACTCTTTCCCAGTCTCCAACACATTGTTTTAAGTGTCATGTTGAAATGCAAATCTTCACCCGCGATTCGTCTTTCTCCTTTTCCGTCTTGGACTCCGAATCCAGCATATCTCCAGAGTTTGCTTATTTTATCAGCTCTCTCAATATTCACAAGTCCTATGACTTTGCCGATATTCAGGTCGCCGATTCCCTTAACCTTGCTAAACCAAAAATAGGCTGGATGCTCTTTTACCATTTCTTTCATTTTTGAATTTAGCCAATCCTCTAACAATTCCATCTTTTCAATCGTAGCCTCCGTTAAATCACAAGTCTTATTGTTTTTCGCAAGGTGAGTTTTTCTTACTTGTGCAGAGACTCTTGTCTTCTGGATATATTCAATCGTCTTTGCCAAAAAAAATAGTTTATCGTTCATTTAAACCTCCTAAAAAGAATTTGAATTATTTGGATTTTTTTGGAATGAAATATTGACAATCATTATTTTTATTTTGAATTGCTGGGTCTGCAATAATTTCTTGGTCAACATTCAAATAATTGTCTGCTATAAAACGACAACTTTCCCTATATATTGGCAAAGTTCCAAGAATCCTGGCTACATCTTCATAGTTTAAACAATCTTTAGAATATCTATCACAATTTTTGCAATAAACTTTAAAAGTGGTTTTTATCATTTAAATCTCCTAAAAAGAATTTGAGTTATTTGGATTCTTCGGAAAAGTTATGGGTTTCGTCCTTTCTACCTCGCATTTATGCACTTCGGCATCGCATTTCAAGCATTTTGTTTTTTTCTGGC